AGCCAATCAGTTGGCCAAAACCATCAGTAAGAAAACTTTGCCCATTAATGTTATTAGCATATGCCTGTGCTCCCATGTGGCTGCCCATTGCATCATCATCAATCCCATCATAGAAATTTTGCATATTAATCTGTTTAGAGAAATCACCGCCTAATTGAGTATTAGTGAAGCCGCCGTAATCTCTGTTTAATGAATTCTCGTTGTTGAATGACCTCTCAATGTCTCTATCATCTGTAAACTTATTACCAAACACACCAGTTTTAGAGCTATCTGCAATATCAATATCCATATCATTTTTCTGATCCGCATACATATCCTCACTTTGATCTAAATCCCTACCAGCTGTATTGATATCTCTTCCAGCTTCAGTTTGAGTTAAATCTCTACCAGCTTGATTGATATCATCTCCAGCTTGCGTTATATCAGTATCGCCAATCGTAGTAACATCTCCACCTTTTCCACCAGCTCCACCGGCTCCACCGGCTCCACCAGCTCCACCAGCTCCACCAGCTCCACCAGCTCCACCGGAACCTTTCCCTAAACCAGGATGCTTAGACATAAATCTATCTAAATACTTCTGTGCATCCTGTCCTACTTTTGCATCTGAATTAATAATATGCTTTGCAATAGCCTTCTTACCGAACCCTTGGCTCTTCAAATATTGAATATCTCCCCTAGCATAATGATTTCTATCACCCCAGCCAACATCTGCTGGATTGTAATCTGCTAAAGATTCTGGTCCTTCACCAGGCAGTCCTACATTATATTTCATCTGTGCTCTGCCTCCAATCTCACCTTCTTTAACATGATCTTTCATATACTTTCTAATTTGTCCTTTCTTATATCCTTCTGCTTTTAAGGCATTTGCATCCTTCATACTAAAGACTTTACCATACTTATTATTTTTAGCAACTCCTAAAGTATCTCTCTCAAACTCTGATGCTGAATCAGTTTTATTTGAACCACTCTTTCTTACTGCTTTTGCAATCTCCTTATCACTAAATCCGCCGCCTTTATTTCTCAAATAATTAATATCATTCATATTGTACTTATCGGCAGCGTTTCCTCCCCTCTTTGACATACCAATTTGACTTGGATCGTAATCAGCAGCGCTATCAGGAGCAGCGCCTCTTCCGCCTCCATGGACGCCTAATCTCTTCTGAGCCGTACCCATCATCTGATCTCTATCGACATGCTTTCGCGCAAAGTTTTTAATATCCTTTCTTGAATAACCTTGAGCTTTTAAATCGTCAATATCGCCCCTGCCAAAGCGTTTGCCAAAATCATACTTCTTATCAATCTTTCCACCACGATTATTTCTGCGACTATTAGTGGGAGGCGTGGCGCCGGGTTGATTCTTGCGATTTATAGGACTTATCGAAGCATTACCTTTACCTCCACTGCCGCTGCCCGTTGATCCTTGCTGAACAGGACCCACAATTGATGTAGCAGAAGGATTTTTATTTATAGGTGACAAGAGACCACTTAAATTAATACTTCCAGCTTTCTTTGAAGAGTTAGGCATGTTGCTTAATTTATACTATTAATTATATTTTAAACAATTTCAATAAGTAACTAAATATTAGCGGGATCTTCGTTGTAATCAAGCTGTAATGATCCACGTCTTAATAATCCTCCTATAGTTAATACCATTGAATCAACAGCATCATCATGGGAAGCATGGCCAAAATTCAATAACTCATCTTCTAAAATATTCCATTTTCTCCATTTATTCCATATAATCTTCTTATGTTCAAATAGACCTAATACCCCACGTAATCTTGCTAACTTATCTCCCTTAAAGCCTTTTACTGGAGAGCATGATAAATTATGTAATGCTCGATCATTGAATATTATTCTCTTAAAGTCTCCTTCAAAAGATGTTTGATATGCCACCGCTTCTGGCCATACGATACAAGGAGACATAGTAGGGAAGTATTGGCTCTCATCATTTTCTATTAATATATTCCAGTCAGATAACATTTCACATAAAATATCCATCTTTTCAATATTACCCATGGATCGAATACGTCTTTGATCAATCAAATAAACTTTACCATCTTTAATCCCTCCTAATGTGAATACTGTCCAGTCATTCTTCTCGTTTAATCCTGCACTTAAATCTATACCTACACCTAAACAGTCATACTCATCAGGTACCTCGCCTCTTATAATTAACTCTGGTGATATTCCTACTTCAGTTGATTGTACTGCTGTATTTAAATACTGATATGCAAAAGCAACACGATCTTCTAATTTACGTTCATTGAGATACTTCATTGACCAAAATTCAGGCCAATAAGAACGTTGCCTACCGTCTGTGTCAGTTATGACTGCCTTTTGAATAATCTGCTTCCAGTTATTTTTCGGAATAAATAACGTAGTATGGATGTCGTCAAAGTGGAAGCGGGTTCCCAAACAGATAGCCCGTGCACCTTGGAACATCGTTGGTGCGATAACGTTAGACCAAGTCTGTTCCATCTCACGACGAATGTCTGGGTTGTTGATCGAAGAGGCAGATTTGATAGGGTCATCAATAAGCACCAGCTGTGATCGTTTAGAGGTGATTGCACCTTTGAGGCCACCACACGCAATTGTGAAAGCTTCTTCACCCGCTGTATCCACACCTGCAAACTCATAGTCAATACTCCAATATTCATCTGACCTTTTAATCTTTGATAAACGTACCATCGGGAAAATCTCCCGATATTTAGGGCTTGTTAATATCCCTTTGATTGTGGCTGACTTTGCACGACTTATGTCTACCATGTAAGCAATGTACAGTATCCGTAGCATTTGCTTGGCAGCAGCATGTCGGCCAATCATCCAAGCTGCATACATACCAAGGACAGTACTTTTCGCAGAGCCTCGCGGTGCAAGGATTGAAGTATTCGGACCTCCTATACCTAATAGACATTCACTATCTTCTCCTGTACAAAGTTCAGTATGCCATTCCAGCATATGCTTTGCTGGAGGCTTCCCGAGTATCGTACAAAATGCCTGAAAATTCTCTCTTGCTTCTAATACATCTTTTGAGGGAGGTTTATTCGTTACTTTCGTAGCAGTCATTAAAGCACTGCGTCGATAAGCTAAAGAAATACTTGGAACTGCCATATTAACAATCTATTTTAATCTTAGTCTAACCATGTATTCATCGCCCTTCGGCTATTCTTTGTGCTAAGCGATCCTTAGCCTTTGCTATAGCCCTCCCTCTCTTTTTATTCATTCTTGACTCCGCAAAAGCTACTTTCATCGCTTCAGCTTTCATTGCAGCTTCTCTTGCACGTGCATCTGACAATAATAAGTTCTCAATGCCTGTATCAGCCTTTTGAGGCATACGTAATGTAGAGTGACCCTGCATTCTCAAGTCATCTATACTTGTAGGCGCTAATAGGGGTAATTCTGGGCTAATTGGATTCATCACTAAGCTCCATTTAATTCACTATAGACTTTTGCCCATACAGCATTAACTGCATTGTCAATAGGCTCTGCAAATTGGGGATCATCCTTGAATATATTAGTTAATTCACGCATAACACGATCAGCACCGGCTAATATTAATCCTCTTTTGTCTGTTGATCTATTTATCCTTTCACTTGTCTCAATATGAGACCTTAGTTCCTTTTCTAAAGCCGCTAACCGTGCGGCTCCATCACTCCCTTTTATTTCTCCGCTATTAATTGCCATTCTTAAGTCTTGGATATCAGAATGTAATGCAGCAATCTCACTATTAAGTATTTCACGCCTATTTAACTTCTTATATTTCATTTTTACCCAACGTACTAGATCATTGAAGCTTCCTGGAAACTCTAAAACTCCAGAATATACCCATATCTCAATGACTGACGGACAGTGATCTGCAAATTCACAGAAATGTTCTGAATCAGCTGCTGGTAATGTATCTAACCATTTATCAACACTGTTTAAATAAACTTTTCCTTTCGTTCCACTACTGACTGTCATCAGAAACTCCTAGCGAGTTGACGCGCACGACCTGCTTGCCTTGCAGACCTTCTAGAAGTAATCTTATCTTCCGTATCCATGTTCTTACGTGTCTCTGAACCTTCAGTTGTAATTCTATTAGAATCAACACCCTCTGTCGCTGTACCTTGTGTCTCAATATTAGTTTTATCTACTAATCCTTGCTCTTTAATCTTGTTAACATCTTGTGTACCTTGTGTCTCAATATTAGTTTTATCTACGCCACCTTGACCAACAATATTAGCTAACTCTGTTTTACCTTTTTCTGTAATATTAGCCTTATCAGCTGTACCTTGTGTCTCAATATTAGTTTTATCTACTAATCCTTGCTCTTGAATCTTGTTAACATCTACTCCTCCTTGTGCTGATATCCTTCTTTCATCTGCATCTGCATTATCAGAAATCAATTGACTATCAACCTCCCCTTGACTTGTAATGGATTCTCTATTTTGTGCGCCTGTTTCTTGAATATTAGCTTTATCCGCCCTACCTTGAGCACCTACCACACCTTCATCAGCCTTCCCTTTTTCAGTGATATTGGCTTTATCTACACCGCCTTGAGCTTCGATATTCGCTTTATCAACTTCACCCTGTGCATCTACTATTACGGACTTACCTAGATACTCCGCACCAATCTGCTGAACATTTCCAGCAATCTGATCTGCTAATGTTGCTCTATCCTCTATACCCTGAGTTTCCATGCGTTCAATATCCTGGGTACCTGACTCCTTAATAGATTCTATATCCATAAGACCTTTAGCAGCTATTGAAGTTACATCAGCAGCTGATTGAGTATCTATAGTCTGTCTATGCTGCTCTCCTTGTGTCCTTGTAGTCTCTCTTTGTTCTTCTCCTTCTGTCTGTGTCTGTGATCTTTGGATATCTCCAGCATATCCCATTGTGTTTAAATCTCTAACCGCTTGATTTGTTGCAAACTGATCTTGAATATCAGCTTGAGCGCCCATATTAGCCATCCCATACCCAAATTCTTGTGCCATATTAATGCCAGTATTGTATCTCTCTAATGCCGCTGTTTGCTGCATTTGATCATCTTGAATCTCAGCATTAGTCCAAGCCATAGCTTGCGCTTGCTGTGCTCCAAAAGCAGAAGTTGCCATATCTGCCATGTAAGTAGCTTTTAATGTATTAGCTGCATAGTCATCGTCTGCAGTTTCCCAGTTATAGAATTTATCCATAACCGCTCCAGCACCCATCGTACCTTCTGATAAAGTCTTAACTTCTTGGTCACTCGGACTTCCTTTATCATTTGGATTTACTGTACTTGCCTGAGTAGGATCTGTCTCACCCGGTTTATCATTTGGATTTACTGTACTTGCCTGAGTAGGATCTGTCTCACCCGGTTTATCATTTGAACCCGGTGCCGCATTTGCCGCTTTCCACTCTTCAACCGCATCATCCCCTTGTGTTGTATATTTATCCTGAAATCCAGTCGTACCTGGCATGTTCTTTACATACTCATCTATTGATGGCCTCTTTGATGTGTCTATTTTCATCTGTATATCCAATATTATCTTTATTCTAATAAATATCTAAGGCTTGTAAAATAAGATATGACATGAATTAATTCTGATGATTAGATTTGCAGCATTAGACAAAAACACTGGTGCCAATGTTATTAATGCTGGCATAGCAACTGGACAACAGGTATCAAGTATATTTGATACTGCCATGGAAAATAAATATGATATTGATGTTTGGGCAGCAAATAATATTCAAGCGCAGAATTCAAAGGAGGTACAACATATCCTTAATCAAGCCAAAGTAAATGAAGCAAAAGTTTCTTCTAAGAATAGCCTTGAAGCCTTTAAAACTCAGTTAAATGCCAACACTAAGAAAAATACTTCAAATGTATTTGCTGGAATACTTCCAGTTCTTGGGGGAGGGTATTTAATGTCTAAATATATGAAGGATCAAGCAGATCGTCCAATGTATCTTCCACCTAAGCCTGAAAAGAATATTCCTTTGACAGCTGCTGTTCCAAAGAAGAGGGATTATCTCTCTCTACTAGAAGACCAGACAGAGGGCGCAGCTAATCTACAATCAGGGCCAGGTATGGGATTTGGTGAGGGGTGGGGGAGATTCAGTCATGTAATTAGAATGGCAGAAGGTACAGGTAAAGCTGATAATCCATATAAGGTAATGTTTGGTGGTGGAACAATGGAGAATCTTAATCAGCATCCAGATACTGTAATTCATGGTAAGAGACATTCTTCAGCAGCTGCTGGTGCTTATCAATTTATGCCTAAAACATGGAATAGATTAAAGGAAAAGTATAACTTTAACGACTTTAGCGGTGAGAATCAGGAACTTGGTGCTCGAAGCCTTGTTAAAGATCGCGGAGTAGATCCTGATAAAATATATAAAACTAAAAACGAATTCGCGGAAGCGATGAATTTGTTATCCCCTGAATGGGCTGGCTTACCTACATTACAAAATAAATCACATTATTTTGATCAAACAGCTATGGATATCGATACAGCTTGGCAAACTTATAACAACTACTCATGGAATCCTAGTCAACCCGTTAGTGCAAATGTTTCCTTTTTAACAGGAGATACTGGTATTAGTACTGGTCCACATCTACATTTTTCTGTATGGAACAATCGTAATAAACAATTTGTTGATCCAACATCTTATACGTCAGTATTAAGTACAAGCTCAGGTACTCCCTTTAGTTCTTTCTCAAGATCTTCCGGTTTTGGGCCTAGGGCTGCTCCTACAGCAGGTGCTACCACAGATCATGACGGCAATGATTACCGCACTCCTTCAGGTACTGAACTTAATATTGCTAATTCTGAGTTTTTATCCCGTGACTACTCAAATGGATATGGGTGGCAGAATAAATATAGATCCCTAGATAATCCAGAAATAGAATACTGGCTTGCTCATGGTCAGCAGCTTGACACTGATGTTAGGTAATATTAAACAATAATTGCCCAGCCGTCACTATCAGTTGTAACCGTCCAACGTGTATTTAATAGATTGTTGGAATAGCGTTGATTTTCACCGTCACTTGAGATGTAGTGGCCTGTAGCGTGATCTAACTCACCCCATGGATCCATTACCCAAAAGCCCTCTCCGTAGTAACCGTAGACGCAAATCCAATGTCCTCCACCAGATGGTGCAGATGCTGGGCCATGATGCAGAATCCCAATTGGTACACAAATTCCCTTATCAATCTGCTCTTTTAAAGTATCTAATGATGCAGTCTGTGTAAAGCTTGCATCTATTCCATACTTCGATAATGCTTTTAACTGTACATATGCATCAGTCGTATCACCAATACTGAATACAGTATTAACATACTTGTCGTCACCTCGATTGCCAGGCAATGTACCAGGCTTCAATGTTTCAACTAACATTGCACAAGAAGATGAAAAACAAGTACGACTTGAATCACGATAATTATCACGTTGTGAGAAATAAGGAGTATCTAATTTCTTAGGGACAATGCCTATAAATGGTTCTTCTGTAACTTCTACACCTTCCCAATGCTTTGTAAAAATAAACCAATTGCCTTCATCATTTGCTAAAGAAACCTTTTTATGTCCAGCACCGTCTTTTCCTTCCCAAACAATCTCATAAGTATCACCAGCTGCTACATCAATCTTGTCATTATCTTCTAATTCACTTCCTTGCTTAGGCTCTCTCTTAAGTAGAGTTTTAGTTATTGCTGTAATTATTCCCATGATATCCTCTATACAAGAGCTTTTTCAATACTACCCAATCCACCTAGAATTAGTTGCAGAAACGCTGCCTGCTTTTGCTGGTCTTGTTTCCAATCACGGTCTTCACGCATATAGGCAACCTGATTCTCCCAGTTACGTAAATCTGTTGCATCTTGACGCTCTGCTTGCTTTAAAGCAAGTTCATTGTTCGCCTTAATTAAGTCAATAGTATCATTAGATGATAATTGAGCAAGCTGCAATTGAAGGGCGCTGTTCTTGCCCGCTATACGCTCTTGTGCTGCTAACTGCGCTTTGAGTGAGCGGTTTTCGATTCCAGTAAGCTGTCCAAGTAAACCTATCGTTTCTTTATTAGCCTCATTTCTAATATTTTTTGTTACTTGAGGTAGTGCTCCTTCTAGCGCTGGGAGACCTGATCCTCTATTATACCCTAGTCCGCCAAACTCACCCCTTTGCTCAGGAGTAAGTTTTTCCCAGAATCTTTCTCCAGCCAGGCCCCGCTCCCTGTCACCTACAGTTGTTTCAAGTCCCCTTTTATCTCCTCCTAATAACGGAAAAATATATTGAGGTATTCCCTGCATCGAATAGGTTGACCGATCATCAGGATTTACCTTTACAGCGGAGCTAAAGTAATTATCTCTGAAATCTCCTAAAATTTTTGTAGGATCAAATGACATTAGACCGTACCCCGTGATTGTAGAAGTGCAAGAGCTGCTTTAAGTTTTTTCTCTTCTTCTGATTCTCCGCCACCAAATATCAATTTACCTGCTTCTTGCGTTAAGTCCATTACAGGTTTTCCTAAACTCGCTCCTATTACTGCTCCAGGCGGGCCTCCTAACATAAACCCAACTCCTGCACCTAAACCCATTCCAGCTGCATCTTGACCTGCATCGTTAATGCCTGTGTTATTAGTAATAATATCTACTCCACTTGCAACTGCTCCTAAACCAGCTAATGCTGGCAATGCTTTAAATGCATGTATTGCTGGATTACTTCCGGCAATTCGTGCGAACTTAAGCCCTAATGTACGTGGAGCAATACTTCTGATGTTTCTACTTAACCCTTCAGCAAAAGGTGTAACAGCTCTATCATAAGCACCTACTGTTTGAGCACCTGCTCCTAGTAGGTCCATGCCTACTCCTGTCATGTTTAAATTACCAGTCTTACCCTGTTGATAATTAGTGCTAACACTATCCATCAAACTTTGTAGATAATCATAGTTTTGTGCGGGTAAAACCATTACTTAGCTCCAACTGCTTCTAATACATTCTTTACTTCAAGTCGAGTAATACGACTTTCTAGTTCTTTGAATGCAGCGACTAATACGCCTATTAGCTCATTTGTGTCAATACACAATTTACCAGTACTTTCTTCTGTATACGTTGCATCAGGCATCTGTTCACGATATTCCTGAGCAATGAATCCATAATGCTTAAGTCCTGGCTGTAAGCTATATTCTTTATTGTAGTAGAAACTTACAGGCTTTAATTCCCTTAAAAGTTGTGTTGCATTTTCTAGCCGTTCAATTGTGTTCTTTGTTGATTTATCGCTAAACATCATGGCACCCATGGCAATTGACGCACCACCTTTTATAAGCCCACCAATCATATTATTTGTGCCTTGTTGTCTGGTTGCAGCTGCTTTTGCATCTGCTGCTTTTTTTGTAGCCCATACTTTCCATGAATTTGCTGCAGAGGTCGCAGCAGCTTTTGAAATTGCATTAGCTTTAGCTGCTTGACCCGCTACCGCATATGCACCAAATTTACCATAATTAGGTTTATGCTTTACGACTGACTTCCAAGCATTAGGTAATGTGCTCATGCCAGCAGCACGTCCTATATTCTCGCCACCTCTTCCAGATAACTTAAATGGATTAAATGCAATTGTGTTCCTACCATTAGATGCTGCAAATCGCATTACTACTCCTCTCTATGTCTTATCCTAGTTTATCAACCTCGGGGTGGATAAGCTACACACGCTTCAGCAATGGATTGTTATACCAATTCATCAGACCATCTTTAGCGGAACCACCAGGATCACCACCGAAAAGCCCTTCACTTATTCCCAATCCCATTAAAGCGCCTCCTGTCGAAAAGGCTGTACCAAGTAAGCCCATATTACTAGCATCTCCCACAGCAGCTGCATCTATTTTAGCGGCATCCGCGTGTGCTTTAGATAAGTCTCTAGCATCATTTACTGCTGATCTGTAACCAATAGTCAAGCCTTCTAGGTTAGGTTGCCAGTATGCATTCTTTCCTCCAAACTCACCATAATCTGGCTTACTATAGAAATCACTTACACTACCCAAATTACCCAAATTACCCCATACCATGTTACTAGCCCATACTGTGTACTATTTTAGCGCTTATACATAAGCACTTTCAGGATCCAATGGAAGTGTCTTAGGTACATTTTCTCTCATGTTCCGATTACGTCTTTCCTGCTCAATTAAATTACCGCCAACTGCTCCTGCTGCATAAGAACTTAAACCTCCTACTAAACCTCCACGCAATGGATTCCTTGCTCTCTTGGCACCTATTGTTGTACCAGCCATTGCAGCTAATGTAGGAAGTATTGTTGTATTGACTGGGAGACTTCTACCAAGGAATTGTAACTCTGCACCGTGTATACCATCAGTAGTACCTTTCAACACCCCTGTCGGTAAAGTGAAGTCCCCATCTGTAATATCGTAATCTCCTTCTTTATCCCACTTGAATGCTTTATATGCATTGTATTCACCTTTACTTACATCAGGCCTAACTTTCTTGAATTCATCGTATGGTAAAAGATTACCTGTTCTACCTAATATATACTTTGCTGCTACTTCCATCATCACATTATCAGTCTTTGATTGATCCCCTTGACCAGGAACAGCAGCCGCATAACCCTCATTACCACCAATTGGGTTCAGGAGCCCTAATCCAGCGTTTACGCCTAATGCAGCAGGGGCTGTTAATAGATCACCATATATAGCTGGATACTTACGTTCCTGGAAGTAACCATCATCGCCTCTACTAATACCTTTTCTTAGCCTTTCGCTTTTGGCATCCATAAGCCCTTCACTTATGGCTTCCTCAATGGAATCCACATCTGTTGCTACTGGAGTACCTCTAGCTGTTAAATAAGGCTGTCTGCCCCATAAATCAGGACGTGCTTTACTTAATAAACCTTCTTGAGTTACATTTGCAAGTGCCTGTACTGCGTTTATTAACCACCAAGCACCTCTAGATCTATCACCTGCAACATCAGATAATATCCTTGCACCTACTTGACCAGCTCGACCTGCTTTCGTAGGAGGAGCACCCATCCCCATCTGCCGTCTAGCTTCTACATCAATCGGATTCGCAACACCTAACAGCTCACGTGCAGTTGTAAATGTCGGATTAGTTCCTACCATCATTGAACCGCGAGGCACTGATTCAGGATCCAAACCTTTATCTTCTCTACCGTATCTTAAAGCTCTTCTATGATCCTCTGTATCTTCCCATAAGGCATCTAAAAATGCTTCAGAAAAATTCTCACGTCTAGTAGCCATTACGCTAATCCGTTAACTGATAAAGCGGGATCCATTACTTGTAAAGGGTTGTATCCACCTAACCCATGGAATGCAAGAATCCTCTGTTCCATATCTCTTAATTGTGCTTGTTCACCAGCAGCGGCAGCTCTCTCCCAAGGGTTCATCTTATCAGGAGATAAGAAAGCCATTAATTTATCACCAGCAAACTGACCTGCCATATCTCCAGCAAAGCCTCCACCTAATTCTGTACCCATCCTCAACATTGGATTCCATTTAGCACCACCTCTTGTCGGTAACAAAGCAGATGCACCTAAACCGCCTGCAGAGCCTCCAATTGATTGTGCACCAAAAGATATTAATCGCTCCATAGGAGTTGTACCTTCTGGCATAAAGGCTTGACCTATAGTTGCAAAAGCAACGTCAGGAGCAACTTGACCAAATATATCTAAAGGGGTTAACTTTTGACCAGGCCCTCTGGCCATAGTCTTACCAAGAGTGGTAGCAATATTTTTTAAGGTAGAGATTGCCATGTACTTACTACTATTAATCTATGCCTATTCTAACTTTATTGCTCACCCCAGTTCTGTACATTTTGTTCCATCCTATTCTTCTCTGCTCCTTCTGCTGAATTCCTTTTCCTAGCTTTCACCCAATCTCCAGATTGTGGAGCTTTTTTAAATGCAGACCACCACTCAGCAGTATCCTTCTGTTCTTGTGGATCATTCATCATTGCATCTGATCTAGCTTTTAAACGCTGACCTGCCATACGGTTTTTCTGGTCTAGCTGACGACCTGTATTTAAGCCTTTAGGCGTACTATCTGAAAATGCAAATGATTGATCTTCATTCTTTAATTTAAGTCTTCGTGTAAGACCGTCCTGAAGTGTTTGCCTTGGATACTTAGCAGACATTAGTTTAACCTCCTATTGTGACACGATATGGTGCCATGATTTCTTCTTTTTGCTTACGTCGTTTTTCATCCCTTTTGTAACGACTTTCAGCTTCAGCACTGGACTGCTGTCTGCTCCTTGTTGTTTTAAGATTCTCTGCACGTGCTGCAAGGTACTTAGGATCATATGCTTCTTTAAGTTCTCCACCTACTTTTCTACGCATCGGCTGATTTTTCTTGTACCAGTCACCTTCTCGTACCTCTCTTAATCCTACTGCATCAGTATTATATCTCGGAGTCCTTGATCCATACTGTCTGGTCAATGAAGGCTCTTTACCCATAGCTCCTATGACTTCCTCACTTGATTGACTACCTGGGAACTTATTCTTAAGCGATGCTAAAGCGGCTCCTACTTCCTGTTTCCTTTCTTTTACCTTTCCACGACTATCAACTTCTTTACCAATTACAACTGAGGATGAACGTGAAGGTCTAGCAAGAGGTGATCCACCGAGAGCATTAAAGCTTACTTTATTTTGATCTACCTGAGGACCGCTTCTACTGACAAACTGTTGTTTTGCTGAGGGGCTTGCTGATTCAACTTGGAACAAAGCAGCTGCCAAAGCCTGCTGTTGTTCAGGCTTCATACGATCCATCATAGATAAAGCTTCTTCTACACCAGGAGTAGTTGTATATACAGTCTGTGGCTTACCATATGGATCATTAGCATTTTTCACTAATTTGAATGTCTTCTCTCTTCTCGATGCCTTTTCAGCTAATACCATATCTACAACCTGCTGCAATTCAGCTAAACTCCTGACATCAGGTTTATCCCAACCAAAGCTTTGAGCACGTCTACCTACATCTTGAGTAATACCTGAAATATCACGTTGAGGGAAATGTCCGATATTCTGTGGATTACTTCCTACAAGTTGTGGGGCATTTTGAGAAGCCCATGTTGTTGTATTTGTTGTACTAGGAGCATTCAATGATTGATTACTATCTGGCGAATTTACTGATGCTAATGGGTTAGGTCCTATCTGCCCTAATGGTGTATTTAGGATTGGATCTACATAAGTTGGATTAGGTGCAAATTCAGGTAAAGCTGCAGTTGATCTAGCAACAGGATAATTAGAAGGTGGATTGTAATCAATTACTTGAAATGTCTGAGGCTCTTTAACTGACCCTAATTTTCTTATATCTCTTATACGTCCAATCTGCTCATCAGCAAATGCACCAGGGCCACCTAGTAAGAAGTTCATTCCTAATAGATCTGCTTCTGCCTTGGCCCGCCATGCGTTACGTTCTGCTTGTTCTTGACCACCTTGAGTACGTAAACGTGCATTCTCAGCATTAATCGTATCCCTACTCATTACTCGTTCAGCATCTCTGTTATATCCCAGACTATCTTCTAGCCTGTCTGAAATATCAATTGCTCTTGCTCCTGATGCTGATACAGGTAAGTTCTCGTATCCTCCAACAGCTGCTGCTGCATTGTTTAATTTATTCAATGCGTCAGTTACACCAGCTGTACTAGGAGTAACAGCATCTCGTCCTATGCCGAAGTCACGTGTTTTGAAATCTTCTATAAGACCTGCGGGTGTTCGCTCATTAGGATCTACTGATACGTCTATACGTTCAGAATCCCAACTGCCCCATGGATCCTCTTTAATACTGATAGTATTATCATCTCTTGGTCCAGTACTATACTCTTTATCTGCTACTGTATGCATTTGGAAAGCACTTTGATCTTCACCAAAAGTAGCGTCCCTATTATTATCAAAATATCTTACACCTTGTATCTCTGAACTATCACTAACTTCAGTAAGGCTTTTAGAGCTTTGTGCAAGTTGTCTAGTAATATCATTAGGAGTAACTGTATCATCCTTACGTTTCTGTCTACGGAATTCACGAGAAACAGCAGCGATTGTCTCTTCTTCAGATAATCCTAGTGTTCTACCAGCAGCAGCTTTTTCAGCTCCTGATAGCAGCATATTCACTGTATCAATAGACGCTTGTGCTGAATTATTGCTAGGGGAGAAATTTGCGGCATTAGCTGAAGCGCGATTATGATTTACTTGATTTGTTTCAAGTCCTAATGCACTTAATACCCTTCTAGGATTCCACATTATTTTCTATTAATGAACCTAAATCTATTGTAGAAGCTTTTAATTAACGATTTCGCCAACGAGTAATAGCATCTAATGCACTCTGACCTGTAAATGGGTCCTGTTCAGGTAAAAGGGAATTACCTCCACCTAGTTGAGTTATACCTCCCAGATTCTCTGAATCAATAGCTGCTGAATTCATCTCTGCACCCGTACCCCATCCCATATCATTTCTAAATACATCTTCAGCTACAGGAATCCCATCTCCATCAATCATATAATGATTTCCACCTCTTGTTATATAACCTTTAGATGCCTTGAGTTGGTTTAAAGCATCCATACTGTGCCCACCTCCAAGCATAATATCTCTACGTTGTTTGGCATCATCAGCCATTCCTACCCATTGCATATCCTCTGCATTTAGAGGAGTATTCGCCCAGCTCCCACCAGCAGTTACGTTATCAAGAGCTTCATTCAAAGATCCAGGTGCTGCTCCCGTCACTTCAGACCATGATAATGCTGGATCAGAAAAATCAGATCCTGCGTAGTTTTTTGCCCATCCAATTTCACCTGATCCCATCCAATTTTCAGGATTACTACCCTTCCAATCTATAGTAGGGGGATCCTTGTAAAATGCAGTTGAAAATGAATTAATAGCATCTCCCCCCAAACCTGATAATTCATTCCATTTTCCGATAGTTTTTAAATCACCAGCATCAAATATACTTTTATCTTCTGTATGCCCTTGAAGCGGCTGATATACTTTATCTTCAAAATAAGGGCTTTTACGTAAGTTCTCTAATTTCATCATGTCAGGTGTTATACCCTTCCAACCCATATTCGTACCTCGTGCATCAGTGCCGTCAGGAGCATCATCAGTACCTCTAGTGCTTTGTAGACTTTGCGGGCCATTTGCCCATGGATTAGGAAGGTTTCCAATTTCACCGCTGTTCCTTTTCTTCATTTCATCCAGCTTCTGGAGGGTTTGTAGCTTCTCCTTCTTCGCATTTATCCGCAGTCTCTCAAGACCAGCTGCATTTACGGGGATCTGCTTACCTCTACTTAGTAATCCCGTCTGTGCCCATACATGGCCAGGCTTCAGAGGAACTCCACCTGTTGTCGACTGTTGCTGTGGGGCGGACTCATTCTGTGCCTGACGACGGGGGGCACCTACATTCTGGCTATATAAAGCAGCTGCTGTGGGGCCTACATAAGGCAAGGTGCTCAGCCCCCCGCCGACAACTGCATGTAATAAGTCTTCATCAGACGCCTGCCACGGTCTCTTATTCTGTACGGTTGTAGGTCTTGGAGATGGAGGCCTTTTATATACAGGGGCAACAGGCTTGCCGTTGTGTAACCCCTGTATATAAGCAGGATCAGCCTTACCTTGCGGACGCCCACCAATTAATAAATCTTCTAACCAACTCATAGCCTTAATTAAAACTCCAATCCCTATATTCTACAAAATCAATTATTAATAACCTTTTTTCCTGCTTTCATTACACGTTTTGCTACCTCTTTTACGATATTTTGCTCAGGAGTAGCAGATTTCGTCTTTTTTGGGCTATTTTCTGCAGGAATTTGACCTTCTTTTGCGATTTCAGTGGAACTATCGCTAC